TTAAATTAATTAACAAATCAACGTGGGGAAATATCTATAAACCTGCGGAAACAACAATTCCTTTATTGCAAGTTGATCCAGTAGATCTACGAAACTCTCCAGACTTTACAATGCTTTATGGTGTTAAAGTTAAAGATTGTTTTGTTCGAATACATTATGAAGACAACAGACGTAAAGGAAGAAGTTGGGATATAAAATTAAAAGACAACATGTTTATTATGTTTCCATCAACAAATATGTATTACATAAAAAACAAACAGAAAGATTCATTAAATTTTATACAGACAATAACTTATGAATATATCTAATCACTATTGGTATTTTACATCTGCAATACCTCCTAAAATTTGTGATGATATAATTAAATACGGGTTATCTAAATCTGAATCTATGGCTAGAACTGGTGGTTATGGAGATAGAAAATTAACTAATGACGAAATTAAAGATATAAAAAAAAGAAGAAACTCTGATTTAGTTTGGTTAAATGATACTTGGATATATAAAGAATTACATCCTTACATACATAAAGCAAATAGAAATGCTGGTTGGAATTTTGATTGGGATAGAAGTGAGTCTTGTCAATTTACAAAATATAAACTTAATCAATATTATGATTGGCACTGTGATGGTTGGGATAAACCTTATCATAAACCTAATACCGATGAACATGGTAAAGTTAGAAAACTATCTATGACTTGTCAATTAACAGATGGCTCTGAATATGAAGGTGGTGAATTAGAGTTTGATTTTAGAAACTATGACCCTCACATGAGAGAAGAAGTCAAACATTTAAAACAAGCAAAAGAAATATTACCGAAAGGATCTATTATTGTGTTCCCTTCATTTGTATGGCATAGAGTAAAACCTGTAACGAAAGGAGTGAGATATTCATTGGTCATGTGGAACCTTGGATATCCTTTTAAATAATATGATAATAAATGAATATTTTAAAACACCTATATGGATTGAAAAGAAACCAGAGTTTGTAAAATCTTTAAATAAAGCTTCTAATCAATATATAAAAGACGCTAAAAAAAGAGAGAAAAATTACATTAAAGAACATGGTGACTTTGGAAGAAGTTATCATTCTACTCCACTTGTTTATGATAACAAATTTTTAGATTTTAGAAATTATATAGGTCAAAAGTCTTGGGAGTTTTTAGACTGGCAAGGTTTTGATATGCAGCAATATACTACAATGTTTAGTGAGTTATGGGTACAAGAGTTTGCTAAAAAAGGTGGATGACATCATAATGCACATGTACATTGGAATCAACATGTATCAGGTTTTTATTTTTTAAAATCAAGTGATAAAACTTCTTTTCCAATATTTCATGAACCACGTACTGGTGCACGTTCTACAAAATTAAAATTAAAAAATGGTAATGGTATATTTCATGGAAGTGAATTAATTCATTTTAAAGTAACACCTGGAACTTTAATTATATTTCCAGGATACTTAGAACATGAATTTGCAGTAGACCATGGTGTAGAACCTTTTAGATTTATACATTGGAATATACAAGCTATACCAAAAGAAATGGCTAGAGATGTCATTTAAAAAAAATAAATACACAGTTATTAGGCAAGCTATCTCAAAAGACTTAGCTACGTTTGTTGCAAATTATTTTTGTATGCAAAAACAAGTTTTAGATACTTGTAGAAAAGAAAGATATATTTCTCCGTATGAAACTTTACTTGGATATTATGAAGGACAAGATGAACAAATACCTAATACTTATTCTTGTTATTCAGACATCGCAATGGAAACTTTAATGTTGAAATGTCAGCCAGTTATGGAAAAAACAACAGGATTAAAATTATATCCTGCATATACTTATGCAAGAATTTATAAAAAAGGTGACGAACTTGTAAGGCATAAAGATAGATTTAGTTGTGAGATATCTACTACTATGAATTTAGGTGGTGATCCTTGGCCTATATATCTTGAGCCATCTGGTAAAGAAGGTATGAAAGGTGTTAAAGTAGATTTAAAACCAGGGGATATGTTAGTATACTCCGGTTGTGAATTAGAACATTGGAGAAATAAATTTAAAGGCAAAGAATGTGTTCAAGTTTTTTTGCACTATAACAATAAAAAGACTCCTGGATCCAAAGAAAATATGTTTGACAAAAGACCACATTTAGGTCTTCCATCTTGGTTTAAAAGGTAGTATATTATAATGGAGGCAGTGGACACCACCACATACCACCCGCTGTCTCCTTTATAATATTTGGATATTTATGTTACAAAAACTTAATTTTAAACCCGGTTTTGACAAAATGGTTACAGAATCAGGGGCCGAAAGTCGATGGATCGATGGTGATTTCGTAAGATTTAGGTATGGACTGCCTGAGAAAATAGGTGGTTGGAGTCAACTTACTAATTCAAATAATACATTGCCTGGTGTAGCAAGAGCACAACATGCCTTTGCTAGTATTGCTGGTGAAAAATACGTAGCAATAGGAACTTCACAAGGTTTGTTTTTATATTATGAAGGTGAGTTTTTTGATATCAGTCCTTTAGATAATGATGTTATAACTGGAGCTACCTTCACTGCAGCATCCGGTTCTGCTACAGTTACTGTAAATAAAACATCACATGGTTTATTAAATGGAAGATACATAACATTTTCATCTGTTACGGTTCCAACAGGTTCGGGTTATGCTATATCAGATTTCACGGGCAATTCTTTTGAAGTAAGAAATAAAACTACAAATACTTTTGAAATTATTATGCCTTCTAATTCAGCAGGTACAACTTCTGGAACAGGCTCTGCACAAATTGATCCATATGAAATAATTGGTCCAACGTTTCAAACCGCAGGTTTAGGTTGGGGTACAAGCACGTGGAGTTCAAGCACGTGGGGTACTGCAAGTACAACCAGTAACGTGATTCTGGATCCAGGGCTCTGGAGCCTAGATAACTTTGGTCAAATACTTGTTGCAACTATTCATAATGGTAAAACATTTACATGGAATGCGGGCGCAGCAACTCCTAGATCAAACAGAGCAGTTGTCATGTCCGGTGCTCCTACTAAAACAAGATTAACTCAAGTATCAGATAGAGATAGACATGTGTTTCATTTTGGAACAGAAACAACAATTGGAGATAATACAACACAAGATCCAATGTTTATTAGATTTTCTAATCAAGAAGATTTTAATACTTATACTCCAACAGCAACTAATACCGCAGGAACTTTTAGATTAGATAAAGGAAATGAAATTATGGGAGCAGTATCTGGTAAAGATTATACATTAGTATTAACAGATACTTCTGCTTATGTAATTCAATTTGTTGGACCACCTTTTACATTTTCTGTTAGACAGGTGGGTACTAACTGTGGATTGATTGGACAAAACGCATTGAGTTATTCCAATGGTATTGTGTTTTGGATGTCAGGTGAAGGTGGATTTTTTATGTTTGATGGTACTGTAAAATCTATTCCTTGTTTAGTTGAAGACTTTGTATTTACTACAACCGGAGATAATTTAGGAATTAACCAAAGTTCAAATCAATTAGTTTATGCAGAACACAACACATTGTATAATGAAATTAATTGGTTTTATCCTGCGTTTGGATCTCAACAAATTAATAGATGTGTAGTATACAATTACGCAGAAAAAGTTTGGACTACTTCTTCATTAGCTAGAACTAGTTATATAGATCAAGGACTTTTTGATTTGCCCTATGCAACAGAATACAATAAAACCTCTCTACCTAATTTTTCTATACAAGGTATAACAGCAACTTATGGTGCATCAATTTACTATGCTCATGAAACTGGGACCGATCAAGTAAATAGTTCCGGCACAACATCAATTGATGCGTTTATACAATCTGGAGATTTTGATATTACCAACTCTAATAATATTGCTAATTTACAAGGAGATGGTGAATTTACAATGTCTGTAAAAAGGTTTATACCTGATTTTCAAGTATTAACAGGTAATTCTAAAATTACTTTGTTACTAAATGATTATCCAAACAATACAGCAGCTAGCTCTCCTCTTGGCCCTTTTACAGTTACTTCCTCTACTGATAAAATAGACACTCGTGCAAGAGCAAGATTAGTAGCACTTAAAATAGAAAACGATGCAGTTGGAGAAACTTGGCGTTACGGTACTTTTAGATTAGATGCAAAACCAGATGGACGTAGATAATGGCTAAAGTATCCGCATATATACCTGAACCTAAACAAGAGTATGATGTAGAAAATCAAAGACAAATTTTAGAATCTCTTGCAACAGTAAAAGATCAACTTAATTTTTCTTTTCAAAATGACTTGAAAGAAGAAATAGATGCATATAATTATTTTTTAACATGACAATACAATATAAAAATCAAGGTTTTAAACAAGCTGATACAGCTAAAGCAACGGTGCTTACTTGTCCTACTGATGGGGCAATTATAG